TCAGGGTGCTGTGCGGAACAGACTCATCTGATTGAGGTTACGATCCCGGAAGTTCGCCCTGGCGAGCAGCTTGCGGATCCCTTGCTCAGACATTCTGTATCGCTTCGCCAAGCCCGGAACTGTAGCCCCATTGCGGTGGGCGTCCAGTATCTCACGCTCGCGTGGGCTGAGCTTGAATGAGGCGTCCTGGGGAAAGTAGATGGTCTGGCCGCCCCAGTCTTCGGCCAAGGTGTCCGCCACCGCCGCGCCGATCTGCTCTGCGAAGTCGTCGCCGAGGCCGAGCGCACGCGCAGCTGTAGCCGCCGCCGAAGCGGCATTTGCCAAGAGCTCGTTGCGGCGGGCCTCCATCGACTTCATGCCGAAGGGGCCTCCCGCCGGGCGCGGCGATTGGCATCGATCTGAAGAGCGGCAATCACTTTGGACAACTGATCCGGGTTGCACCATTCCAGGCGTCCTACCTTGAACATGTGGCGGGCCACCGAATGGGCATATTCCCACTCACGCCCCGAATCAGCCAGCAGGGCTTCGATCTTGGACAGCTGAGGGGACAGGTCGCCCTTGGGGCGGCCTGCCCAACGTTTGGCTGCGTACGCCGCCTTGGCGGGAATTCCACCCAGGCGACGCAGCTCGTTGGCGATCGCATCGAGCTGCAGGCGATCGCATTTGCCGGCGCTTCGCTGGGCGGCCCCGTGCTCCTTGGAGACGCGCTCAACCAGGTCACGGTAGACGTCCTCGGAGAGACCGAGCTTCTTGGCGCCGGCGTGGATCGCGGCCAGCACCCGGTTACGGCCGTCGCCGGCCTTGCGAACGCGCGTCATGCCTTGCTCCTTGCGCCCTGAGCGGCCCGGAGGGCGGTCTGCCATGCCGGCACTTCCTGACCGGCATGGTCCAGCAACTGCAACAGCCCTTCGCGCGCGCCAGGCACGATACGGCCACCGTCCTTCAGGATGGTGGCCACCTGGGACTTCTTTGTCAGCGGATCACGACGGATCAGCGGCCCCTTACTCGCGGCCAGCTCTGGCGGGAACCGGAAGAGCGGGACCGTGTAGGTTGCCCGCATGGCCGGCCAGTGGCCGCGCTGGCTCTCACTGCCCATCTCCATGAGGTCCGCCGCCACTGCCCGCCGCAGTTCGCGGTCGGCGAAGAACGCTGGCGTTGAACCAGGCGGCATCAGGTAGCCAAGAACCGCATCCACCGCCGCTCGAACGGCTGAGCGTGACGGGCCGTTGGCCACGGCGCGAGGCGCGGCCTTGTAGGCCCGCCATGCCGCGTCGTACACGGTCTCATCCACGTTGCACCTCCGCATCGGAAAGCTGGAAGGCCTGTTCCAGCAGCACGAACAGGTAGCGAATCTCGCCGCTCTGGAGGGCGAAGCGGGCATCGAACTCGGCGCGATGGCTATCGGCGTCGGCTTGCTCCAACTGCGAGAGCGCACCGTCCAGGAACTTCAGCTTTCGCACCACCAGGTCATCGCCCAGCTCGAAGGACAGCGCGTCCTCCAGCACCAGGGCCAACTTGGTGACCTGCTTGCCGGCATCCAGGTGCTTGTCGATCTCGTCGCTGCGCAGTTCCTGGTCGCTGCAGCGCACCTTGGCGCCACCCTCGACCGGATCGCGCAGCTCGGCGGACTCTCCAAGGGATAGCCCGTCCGGCAGCGGCTCGCCAGCGATCCAGCCAGTCAGGATCGAGCGCGGCGCGACCTGGGCATTCAGCGGGATTGCCGGGAAGCTGCCCAGCAGGCCACGGATATCGGACACGAAGGCCTCGCCCACCTTGCGGCTGGAGGTATCCACGGCCACATAGCCGTGGGTGAGGTCCAGGACCGCGTCGTGGCGAGTGTTCTTGACGAAGGCCTTGGGCAGCAGCTCGTGCAAGATGTCGTCCTTCATGCGCTTGCGCTCACGGCCACCCGGTCGACACCCCTGGTCCTGTTCCATGACCTGAAGACGACTCTCCAGTGCACGGTTGACCACCGCGCTGGGCAGAATCTTGTCCTCGCCACCCACCGTCAGCCAGAGGAAGTTGCCCTGCCGGCACGACAGGCGCTCCTGCTCCTCGCGGCCGAAGGGGGAAATGAAGCCGCGCGAGTTCATTTCGAGCGGTCCAACCGGCTTCAGAACGCCAAACGGCAACGCAGATTCGACTTCGGAGAAGTCGGTGCTGGTCGGGAAGCGGAACAGCACCAGGTTACGCATCAGCATCGTCGTCCTCCTCGCCTTCATAGGCGTCGCGCTCGGCGGTGTGGATGGCCTCCTGGCACATGTAGATCAACTTCAGGCAGATACCCCGGTGGGTACCATCGAGCTTCCCGGCCTGTTCGTTGACTTCGAAGAAGGCGACCCCGAGTGCTGCCACAGCGCGCATACCGGGTTCAGTGGACGCGTCCTGAAGAAGCGTCTCGCAGTTGGGGCGGGTGAGATTGATCTGGCCCATTACGCATTCCTCTTGAGCTCGGCTGTGCGAGGGCCCTGCCAGACCAGCACTGGTGGGTGGAGTAGCAGCGCGAGGATGGCGTCCAGCGCAGCCTGTGCTTGGGCCTCGCACTTCTCGGCCATGCCATGCCCGACCTGGCGAGCGATGGCGACGGCGACGTTCTGCTTTGTCTGTGGGTCGCGCAGGCCACAGATGAAGTCGAGTCCGTCCATTCGCCGGATCGCGTCGGCCGTGGTCGCAGCCATCGCGCCCACCGCCTGCTGCGCGCAGTCGCCGCACATGGGCGACTCGGGCGCACCGGTGGGCATGTCGCAGTTGGCGCAGGCATGACGCGGCCCGGTGGTGGCCACCTCGGGGTGGGGGCGATCTTCGAAGAACAGCAGGGCCGGCTGCGAAATGTGCCGCTTCAGCCGCCAGGGGAATCCGTCGCCTCGAGCCTCGATGTACTGCAAAGCCAGCTGGACACTGCCGCGAGCTGGCCCGCTTACGGAGCCGCAGGTCGAGTCGTAGCCGCGCACGCCATCCAGTTCAATGGACGGCGCGTGGATCTCCACGTTGGCACGTGCCGCCTGGTCGGCTATCAAGACAGCCAGGGCCAAGGCACGCACCGTCAGAGATCCGCGGACCCCGTCGATGCGGAAGGTGCAGGTTTGCTGGAGCTGCGGCATGTCAGACCCCCGCCACGTCGAGAGAAATCGGCTGGTACTGACCCCGTGCATCGCGCTCGTAGAACCGCACGTAGGTCTTGCTGCCCACCACCGTGACCGCATCGCTGATGGCCTTCATCGCCTGCTGCCAGCGCGGATCATCGAACTTGAGGCGATGTAGCGAGAGCACCTCGCCGGTCTTGATGCTGCCGTCCTGGCCCACCTTGAAGGCGCTGTTGACCAAGGTGCGCAGTTCGGCACGCGAGCCTTCGGTCCAGTCGTTGAGGCACTCATCGATGAGGGCCTTGGCGGCCTGCAGGCGCTCATCGAACTGGATACTGTCCTGGCAGGCGCGCAGGATCTTGTAGCGGCCGTCGTAGGTGTACAGGCTCACGTTGCCCTTGTCGCCGCCGATCTTGGCACCGTACTGCTCGCCACTGAGTTGCACGAAGGCCGCAATGTCAGCGAACGTGTCCGCCTTGAAAGTGCGCAGGGCTTCGCGCAGTTCCAGGGCGCGCTGGATCTTCTCCTGCACCAGCTGGTCACGCGCCAGATCGATCGGCTTGATCTGTACCTCGGGCACCAGCCGACCGTTACGGTCCTCGCGGTAGCCTTCGGGAATGGATGGGGTCATTGGGCGCCTCCTTGGGCGGCGGGGGTGACAAACGGTTGAGTGGGCCGAAGGACGTCGGGGACGCCTTCGACATGGATAGGGCTGGTGGCGGTGAACCAGTCGGCGCGCCAGCGGCGGGCAGCATCCAGCGAGATGCCGAGCAGGCCGGAAATGCGCTGTGGGGTGAGCTGGCGCGGGTTCTGAGTACGAGCCCACAGCGCAAAGCGCATCGCGCGCAGGTGGTCGTAGCGCTGGCGGCCGGTGCGTGCCATCACTCCACCCCGCCGAAGATGCGATCGAAGTGGTTATGTAGCGAATCGACCAGGCGACCACCGAGGTAAGGCGGCAGCTCGCCTTCCAGATCCTCCTGGGACTGGCACACGGTGCCGATGGAGGGCGTCAGCGGGCCTTTGTCGAAGGTGGGACCTTCGTAGCCCCCGGCAGCAGATCGGGCCTTCTGCGCCCCTGTCATACCCGGCCGGGTACCACGCACACGCTGCGCCTGCGCGGCCGCCAACGCCACCTGGTCGATCTTCCAGTCGGGGTTGAGGCGGTAGTTGCGGGCCAGCCCATCGCCGACGCGCAGGATCATTCCGCATCGCACCGCCTTGGCGACCGCGTTGGACACATAGCCGCGGTAATGGAAGCCATGCTCCATCACCCGGTCGATCAGATCCGCAGAACGGACCACGCTGCCACCGAGAGACAGGGCGATAGCGTGCTGCAGCGCGATGCTGGGAATAGCACTCATGGCTGAACCACCTGCGGTTTGGTGATGCCGGCTTCAGTGCGCGTCAGCACGATGACCGGTGCGGGGCTGGGCGTGGTGCGAGCGACCACGCAAACCACCGCGCGGTGCTTGCCGTCGACCTTGCTGCGGGCCTGGGCGTCTTCGATCGCCTTGCCCGAGTCGGTGAAGGTGTCGCCACCCACCCACTCAGCAGGGACCACCAGGAATTGGCCGCGCTCAGCCATGTGCCACCTCCTGCAGCATAGGCGGACGCTGGGTCCACTCCAGCTGCACGCCCTGATACTCAGCGGCCATCACGCGGTCCTGGCCGCCGCTGCCGTTGGGCTGGCGGCGCTTGAGGTGGCCACCCACCATCGTGGGTGGGCGGTCCAGAATCAGCACCGCGCGACGGCCATTGCTGTGCAGGCCCAGGATCTCGATGCCGCTGTTCTCCAGCTCGCGGGCAGTGTTCGCGGCGGCATACAGCACATCGGAGTTACGTTCATGGTTCATGGTTGGATTCCTCGTCGGTAGCGGGCTTGTCCAGCCCGAGTTGTCCGTACAGATCCGGGAGCGCAACGCGCTTCATCGCGCTGACCTGCTCCAGGGAGGTCATGGCGCGCCCGACCAAGAAGGTGCAGGCGCGGTCCAGTTCGGCCGCACTGGCGGCAAGGTGGTAACCGTGAGCCGGGTGGGCGCAGATCGGGTGCCCCTCGCGCCGCAGCTGCTCGATGATCTGGCGCAGACGGCGCTCGTCGGCGGTGCTGGTACGTGAGGTGATCTGCTGCACCAGGTCGCGAGCGGTGATGCCGTTGACGGCACCGCGGCGGCCCTGCAGCTGCAAAAGCACCGTCTGTGGGGACAGCTCTTGCGGTAGCAGGGCCAGCTGCATGTCAGTCGCCCCTCCGGTCAATGCCTGCAGCGATGGCAAGGTCGATGATTCCGTCGGCATCCAAGTACCAACGATTGCTGTTGCTGGAGGTGGTGACCTGGATGCCATAGCCGGGCAGCAAGTCGATGCCGTATTCGCAGTTGGTCGCCGGGTCCAGCATGTAGAGCGTGGCCACCGCAGCGTCTTCGAGGAACGGAGGTTTGCTCGCGACCACGCCGATAGGCCTGCGGCGCCTGGGGTGGGCGCTATGGCTCTTCCGGTTGCGCATCTGGCCACGGCAGCGCTTGAGGGTCGGAACGGCCATCATTCCTCCTCGTCGTCATCGCCGTCGCGCAGCTGGTCGACCAGTGCTCGCAGCTGCTGCAGGTTGAGGCTGTCCAGCAGCGAGGCCATGCCCTGGCCGTCGCGCCACTCGATGCCGGCACGGCGGAACAGGTCGCGGTGCATCACCGTGACTTGGCGATCGGGCAGTTCGGCCTCGCGCAGCAGGCGATGCGTGAAGCTGCGCAAGTACTGCAGACCGTTGCTGGAGGTGGTATCAGCCATGAGCCACCCCCTCGCGCTGCAGTACCTCAGCCGGCACATGGGCAGTGATGCGCTCCCAGTTGGCGCGCGGCACGATCACCACCTGCAGGATGTCCAGATTGATCGGCTCGGGCTTATCCTGAATATCAAAGGGGATCAGGATGGCTTGGATGGCGAAAGGCCACTGCTCGCCCTGCGGTGCCCTCACCATCGCTTCCACTGCCGGCCAGCCCTCGGTTCGGATTGCCATATCAGATGTCCTCCTGGTCGTCGCGAAGGCGCAACAGTCGTTCCAGCTCTGCGGTGCCAAGAGCCAGTCCGCGAACGACGTTCTGGATGCGGACATCAACGTCGTCTTCTGGATCGTCCTCCAGTCGACTGAGGCCTTCCCAGGCACTCGGGTTGAAGGCACTGCCGGCAACCAATTGCTGAAGTGGGGCGATTTCCATCGCACCGTTCGCATCGACACTGACAACGTCCTGGTTCATCCATGACGGGAGCAGATAGAAGGCCGCAGCTGCTGCAAGTTCCTCCTGCGCATGCTCATCGTCGTGTTCGGCGGAATAACCCTTCTCACTGACCTGCCGATGACGTTCATCAGCGACAAGGCCAAGGGCGGTTTGGAGCGAAATGGTCAGATCCGAGCGCATCTCACACCCCCCGCACGACGTCAGCGGTGACGGTCGGCACGCCCAGGTCAGCGGCGCGGTTCATTGCGGCGGTGAGCGCGTTCTGGACAGCCAGCGGGTACAGCAGCGAACCAGCCCCGCGCGAAGGAACCAGCTTGGCCCGCAGCGCGTCGATGGCACTCTGTTCCACCACCTTGTCCAGCGGCACCTGGGCGCGCTTGAAGCGGTGCGCCAGGTAGGCACCCAGCTCGTTGTCCAGCGGCGGCAGCGTGATGATCTCGATGCGCTGTACTACTTCGCGTACTGCCGGGTTGTGCTCGGAGAGCTTCACGGCCAGCTCCGGCTGGCCGATCAGGATCACCGACAGCAGCGGGCGCAGGCCGTCCTTTAGCTCGCGGAAGCGCTTGAGGTGATTCAGGGTTGGCATCGGCAGGCTGTGGGCCTCCTCGATCACCAGGACGTGGCTGTGACCTGCGCGGGCGCTGTCACGCATCGATTCGTGCAACTGGCGGAAGCGGGCCTCGGGACTGCTCTTCGGCTTGGCCAGTGGCGCGACGGTGGCCATGATCGCCTCGGCGATGTGGTGGCTGCGCAGGGTCTTGCCCACCGCATCGCTGCCTTCGCTGGCCAGCACGTAGGGCTTGATCACAATGACGGCCTGTTCCTCGCGCTGGATGCGATCGACCAGGTCTTCGCACAGCGTGCTCTTGCCGGCACCGCTCTCGCCGATCACCGCAGCGAAGCCGCCGTGGCGGGCAACCTGGTACATGCTCTCGCGGACATAGCGGATATCCGGAGAGAGGAACACGTCTTCGGCGCTGGCTGGATCGGCGAAAGGATTGGTGGTCAGGCCGAAGTGGCGCTTGGCCTGTGGGGTCAATGCCTGAAAACGCAGTAGCATGGGATCTTCCTCGTCGTGAATGTCGTTGTCGTTATCGGTGTCTTGCGTTGGGGAAACCGGGGCCGGCGTGTTGGAGCACGTCGGCCCCTCCTTTTCATGCCAGTGGGCGTCGGTCACGCCGTGCTGGGTCAGGCAGGAACTGATGGCAGCGCGCACCGCTGCCGGATCGCAGCTGGTGGGCAGCTGGCCGTGATTGATCAGGGCATTGAGGGCCGGTCGACTCAGGCCGGCGGCTGTGGCCAGCACGCCCTGCTTGATACCTGCATCGGTGAGCAGGCGCTTCAGACGCAGCGTCATGCAGCACCTCCTTCCACCAGGCGCAGGCCGCCACGCTCAGGCGACGCCAAGGCCTGCGCCCAGGATTCGACCTGATCCACCGGCAGGCCTTCCGGCCAGCGCTGGGCGGTGCGGGCATAGTGGTCAGGCGACCAGGCCGAACCGGCTGCCTCCACCAGCGGTTTCAGGCGCATGGCCGCCTCCACATGGTTCAGTGGCGGCAGCTCGGCGCGGATCGGCGCAGGCTCGATGCGTTGGGCCGCCAGCACCTGTGGTGCATCGACCTGGGCGATGCGGCCCGAGCGCGGCAGGCTCGGCGTCACATTGGCCTCGCGCAGGTGCTTCATCGGATCCACTTGGCCCCCGAAAGCCACTCGCTTGGCCTTGCGTGCCACAGCGGCCTCAGCATCGGTGTGAACCTGCATGGCCAGCCGATCCAGTTCCTTACGAGCTGCGTCGGCCGGCGTCTCCGGAGCCGTCCGGTACTCCGTGCCAACCTGGGCAGCGCTGTCCAGGAAGCCCCAGTCGTCGCGTCCGATGCGCGGTGCGATGTAGTGCACAGGCGCGCAGTCCTGTGTGCCTGGCATCAGCACGCGTACGCTGCCCTCCGGATCCAGAGCATTGACCACCACGTCTACACGCTGACCGTTGATCAGTCCCGGCACCCCACGCACGTCGTACTGCTGTGCCCGGAAGCGGACCATGCAATCGCGTACGGTGCAGGCCTTGGGCGCGCTGGTGGCCAGCTGTCGCAGCACCTGCACGGCCGGTGCCAGGCGCAGCTGGTCCTGGGTGATGCGCAACCACCCATCACGACGCGTGTAGCCAGTGCGACTGTGGGTGCGGGTGGCGTTATAGGCCTGCGCCCACTGCTGTGCCAGGGTATTGATTTCCTCCAGACTGGTGACCGGTGCACGCAGCTTGAGCAGGGCCTCGAAGTGGGTTTCGATCAGGTAGTTCGCGTTCTCGACCTGGCCCTTGGCGCGTGCATTGCCCACTTCATTGATGATCGGCTCGATCCCGCAGGCCGCCAGGAAGCTGCTGGTGCTGGTGGCCGTCATGGCACTGCCGGGATCCATCATCAGCAACTTGGGAACGCCGTGCATCGTGCCGATTTCGCGCCGTGTCATTGCGTGGATCAGGGCCGACAGCAGGTTGGCGCTGCTTTCGGCACCCAGCACGTAGAACAGCTCGATCGCACCGCTGGCGTGGTCGGTGATGGCATAGCGCCACAGGCGGCGTTCTGCGATCTTGGTGAAGTTGCCGGGCTTGCCGCGATAGAACTCGCGCTTGTCCATCACCCGTGTGCCGTCATCAGCCAGGTAGAACTGGCGGCTGACCGAGGCGTCGATCTGCCACAGGTGGTTGGGATGCGGGGAGGACAGCCGTGCAGCCGGTGTGGCCGCTGCCAGCTGGTCACGGTGGAAGCCGTAATGGCGGATGGCGCGACAGATTGCCGAGGTGCTCAGCGGGACAATCTCGCCCGTCGCCTTGTCCACGCGCATTGCCTCGATCCTGCCATTGGCACGCAAGGCATCCACGGCCTCCTCGACCGGCAGCGCGCCGGTACCGGTCAGGCGCCGGGTTTCCTCCACGATGGCCGCGATCGAGGCCGCTTCGTCACGGGTAAGTGACAGTTCGCCCGCATCGGACCTGCGCTTGCGGGGCTTGAGAGCTGCCGTCACCTTCGACAGGTGACGGTAGGCCGTCTGGACCGAGCATCCCAGCTGCTCGGCCAGCGCGGAGGCGATGCGCCCCTTGCTACCGTGCGGCGCCGCCAGCAGCTGGCTGGCCGCAGCCTGGATGAGGACCTCGGACACGTCAGATCCCCGCGTCGTTGGTGACAGGGATGGCGATCGCCAGATCCTCATCGTCGCGGGCGATGCGCACGGACGTTAGGAGGCGGCCAATCACGTCGCTCAGGAACCGTGCGGCATCCTCCTCGACGTGGTTGTCGCAGGCAAAGTCGGCCAGCGCCTGGAAGGAGGCACGCAGGCCGCTGCCCTCGCTGCCGATGGCAGCCAGAACGTTCTGCTCTGCCTCTGTGACCGACTTTTTGAGGGTGACCAGCTGCTCGTCGGGAGTGGCGGACTTCCAGCGACGCTGTGCCTTGAGGGTCTTCTCAGACTCCTTGTTCAGATCCTCGCTCAACTTGTTGATGCGCTGATCTTTTGCGTCGGCATCTGCCCTGGCTTCGCGCAAGGCGGCGCGCAACTGGCTGGCGCTCATGCGCTCCACATCGTCCACGGTGATGCCTGCAACCGAGTCGCCGGACTCCAGGGCTTGCAGGTCTTCGTCGTCCAGAACCGCCAGTTCCAGAACCTTTGCCTGGGTTCCCGCCGCCTTCAAAAGCGACATCGTGTCGCTTTTGGAGAATTTCAGCGCCACGCCCATCAGGCGTTGTGCTGCACGCGGGTGAATGTTTCGCGCTTGGAGCTGGCCTTCGAACTCTCCGTGCGCGGTCTGCTCTTTGATCAGGAGCAGGCCACGGCCCATTTCAAGAATGTCCTCCACTGAACGACGGTGGCGGTACTCCACCATGCTCCACAGCGAGTCAGTGTCCAAGGCGCCGACGTAGCCCAGCGTGGTCGCCAGGCTCATCACTTGCGCCTCGGCCTGCGCCATGACCTGCAGTTCCTGGTTGCGCTCGACCAGCTTGCCCGTGTCCAGTTCCGTGCCTACCGGCTCGGCCTGCGCCAGCGGCTTGGCACCGCGCTTGGTGGGTTGCTTCTCTGCCATTTCGATCCTCGTCATCAGTTGGGGCTACGGCTGTAGCGGTTCTTGAAGTCGTCCAGCTGCCGTTCTTCACGGGCCACCTCGGCCTGATGGGCCAGGGCGATCTGGACAATTCGGGGGGACAGGCGCCAGTTGTCCTGGTCGAAGGGGGAGCGCTCGACCAGGCCGTCCTCGGCCAATCGCTGCAGGTTGCGCAGCGTGGTGCTGGGGGATTCGCCGATGCCGTCGGCAATGGGCTTCAGGCGCAGGCCGGTGCGGCTGTGTCCGGCCAAGGCGAACAGCAGGCGGGCGAAGATGCTTTGCTCGCTCATGCCGCAGCTCCCTGCTGGCGGCGGGCCAGCTCCTTCAGGATGCGAACGGCGCGGCGGTCGGCCGCGTCCACGGCACCAGCCAGCGGCAGGGTGTTGGCCAGCGGCTCGTCCGATTCGAAGGCGCACTGCCAGTTGTTAACGGCGGTGGCGTACTGGTCACGGGCCGAGGCGAGCAACAGCTCCAGTTCACGGGTCGGGACTTCGTCCAGGGGGCGGCCGGCGGTGCTCATGCTGAGGCGCTCAGGCCTGCGGCCTTCAGCAGCCGGCGCCGCAGGGCCTGACCCTTCGGGCCATTCCAGCGTCCGATGAGGACGTCTCGGGCGTTCTGCGGCGGGACGCCGTTCTCCACGCACCAGCCGCGGAGACTGGTGCCCTTGCCAACGAAGGCGGTGCGGACCTTGAGGTGAAGATCCAGGCTGGGGGCGGGTTCGCTCATCGCGTGTATCCTTTGATCCTTGTTCCATTGGATGGCTGCTCTAGGCGCTGCCAGTGGAAGTAATCATGGTACGGATTTCCGTGCCTGTCAACACATATGGCATGGAATTTCGTATGACAATCGGAACCCGTCTGAAGGGTGAGCGGGAACGCTTGGGCCTCACGCTGCCTGAGTTCGCGGAACTCGCTGGGGCGAAAAAGAACACCGTGATTGATTGGCAAAGAGACGTATCCAGCCCTCCTGCCGCCAAGCTGGCTGCGCTGGCTGATGCGGGAGTGGATCCGCTTTACGTGCTTACGGGCCAACGCAGCATCGCGCGACCCGGCATGACGGAGCCTGAGATAGAGCAGTTCAATGACGTGGTGGATACGTTCTGGGCGCTGTCCGATCCCGGTCGCGTAATGGCCTTGAACATGCTGACTGCGCTCCTGGCAAAGGAAACCCAAGAAGGGTCTTCTCGTGGACTGCGTAAGCCAAAGACCTGAGCCCGTAGATAACGTGCTGTCGAACTTTAAAGAGCGCATTCTTCAATGCGCAGACTTCAAATCGGACAAGGAGGCGTCATGAAGAAGCTGGTTTTTTCGCTCGTGGTTCTGTTGGTCCTGCTCGGTGCAAAGGCTGTAATCGGCCAGGACTTCAAAGACCAGAATCTCAAGCATCTAGTCATAGGAAAAACAACGCTCAGCGAGGCGGCCGCCCTCTTGGAAGCGCCGCCACTGCGATCATCGGTTGGGGCAAGCGGCGCCACTGGCTACACCTGGCAATACATCCAGTCGAAAGCCAGTCTATGGACTGGCAACGTGCGCAGTTCCAGTAAGCAGGTGATCCTAGTCTTCAATACTGATGGAACATTCCAGAGAATTTTCCAAATGGATGGCATCCAGCTGCCGCCTGAGGATCTCGAGAGGCTTTTCAGTCAGCCTGCTGCCGAGCATGCACACAGGCAACAGAACCAAGCGAATTCACGAGCTGTTCCGGACTGACTTGGGGCGATCGAGATCTGATGGTTCGTCCGTTGTGATGTTGATCGCCATGAAAGCCCACACTCTCACGCGCGCGCGTGAGGTTCCTCGAAACCAGTTTCAAAGACGACGCTCAGTCAAACACTGAAACTCTGCCCATCGGTTTGGTGTGCGCATGGCACACCTGGCCGGCGGGCATCCTCGTCTGCCCGTCGGCCATCTTTCCCTGGAGATGGCGCATGGCAGCAGAGCAACCCGGCAACAAGGCACTGCCCATCGCGGGCGGAATGCTGGCGACCATGCTTGCGTTGCTGCTCGGGTTGGTGCAGCCCTTTGAGGGCTACTCGGCCCAGCCCTACCGTGATGTAGTCGGCAAGCTGACGGTCTGCTACGGCCATACGGCAAACGTCGAACAGCGCACCTACACCCGCGCCGAATGCGAGCGCCTGCTCCAGTCGGACCTCGGTGTTGCCTGGAACACCGTGCAAAGCTGCATCAAGGTGCCGATGACGGACTACCAGGCAGCCGCCCTGACGTCGTTCGCCTTCAACGTAGGCCCTGGCGGCGCCGGGGTGAAGGACGGCCTGTGCTTCCTGCGTAACGGTCAGCAGCCGCGCATCCGCGTCTACGCCAACCAGGGGCGCTGGGATCTGGCCTGTGCCCAGTTGAGCAACTGGGCCAACGCTGGCGGCCGGCCATACAAGGGGCTTGAGCGCCGCCGCACGGCCGAGCGCGCGATGTGCGAGGGCCGGTACTGATGATTCGCGCCCTGATCGCAACGGTCGCCCTGCTGCTGGTGCTCCTGCTAGTGGCCATTGCCGCAGCACTTCTCTACCGCGGCAATGCCCTGGATGCGCAGGCTCGTGACGCCACGGCGCAGCAGCGTGTGACCACGCTTGAATCGCAGCTTGAAGACGAGCGCAGCGCTCGTGGCATCGAGCACACCCAGGCCAAGGCGATGGCCCAGATCGGAGACGAACATGAAAATGATCGGGAGGCGTCCGCGTCCGTCCCTGCTGCTGTTGTGGCTGACGTGCGTACTGGCGATCTCAGGCTGCGCAACGACCTCGCCACCTGCCACACCGCTCGCCTGTCCCAAGCCGTCTCTGGCGCCGTCGAACGTGATGCGAGCGCCCAACTACGAGCAGAGGTCGCGGGCGATCTTGTTCGAGTCGGACGCGACGCCGACAACCACGTCCGGGCCTGCCAGCGCGTCATCGGTGTCCTCACCGGACAGCACCCTTCCGTCGAGGCCAACCCATGATCGTTGAAGTGCAGCCGCTCTACCTGGTGTGGTTCGCCGGCATCGGCATCACCCTGCTCGGCGGCCTGATCGCCGGCGGTCGCTGGCTGGTCAACCAGCTGCAGCAACGCACTGATCAGCAGTTGGCCATCCTGATCAACGACAGCAAGCGCTGGCGCGAGGTTGAGAGCCACCTCACCGACTTCCGCCTGGAAGTAGCGAAGGAATACGTCCGCCGCGAGGACTATGCCCGCGGGCAGAGCGTCATCGAGGCAAAGCTCGATGCAGTGGCCTCGAAGATCACGAACATGCAAAGCAAGGGGAACACGCCGTGAGTCACGGAAATCAGGGCCCGGATCTGGGCAAGTTGCGCCGGGAGCAGCTGCGCTGGCTGATGCTGCTGGTGCTGGATCGCTCTCGCCCCTATCCGATCGGCGAAGCCGTCCTGGCCGGCGCCGCCCAGGACATGTATCCGGATGCCACCGCTTTGGAAGTGCGCAGGGAGCTGGATTACCTGGACACCCGCCGCCTGATCGACATCACCAAATCCCCTTCGGGGCCGTGGTCGGCTGAGCTGACACGCCACGGTGTGGATATTGTCGAGTACAGCATCGACTGCGGGCCGGGCATCGCGCGCCCGCCGAAGTACTGGTGATCCCATGCCTCCTGTGAGCAAGATCGACCTGCTGCCGGCCGACGTGCGTGAAGAGCTGGAACGGCGTCTGGTTGCCAACGCCTTCGGCGGCAGCATCGCGCTGTCCGAATGGCTGGGCGAGCAGGGCTACGAGATCAGCAAGACCACCGTCAACGAACGCGCCAAGCGGCTCAAGCGCCGCCTGGCTTCGATCAGCGCCAGCACCGAGGCAATGAAGCTGGTGGCCGAGCAGGCGCCGGATAATGCCGCCGAGCGCGGCAGTGCACTGCTGGGCCTGCTGCAAACCGACCTGTTCGAAGCGCTGCTGCAGTTCCAGGAAGCGGCCGACCAAGACGATGAGAGCATTTCCCCAGCCGATCGCATTGCGCTGTACAGCAAGGCGGCCAAGGCCATTGCCGAACTGACCCGCTCTTCCATCGTGCGCGAGAAATGGGCGGGCGAGGTCCGCCAGAAAGCGCTCTTGGATGCTGCCACCCGAGTGGAAAGCGCAGCGCAGGCGCGTGGCCTCTCCGCTGAGGATGCGCGGTTCTGGCGCGAACAGGTTCTGATGGGAGTGTGATCGGTGAGCCTTCTTGCGCCACTCCCCGATACCGAACGCCTCGTTGAATGGGACGAGCTGCCCGACAACGTCCGATCAATTCCTGCCAACTTCAATCCGTTGGCCGAGGGTGTGCTCATGGCGCACCAGGTCAGCTTCCTGCGCATGCAGGCGGAACTGGATATTGCCGTCTGCGAAAAGGGGCGCCGCACCGGCATCACCTTTGCGATGGCGTTGGACGACACGATCACTGCCGCCACGTCGAAGGAGGATGGTGGTGACAACATCTGGTACATCGCCGACACCAGGGAGAAGGGCCTCGAATACATCGGCTACTGCGCCAAGTTCGCGCAGGTCATTGCGCGCGGCCAGGTCACGCGCATCGAGCAGCACATCTTCAAGGACCAGCTGGAGGATGGCACCAGCCGTGATATCCAGGCGTACCGCATCCGCTTTGCCAGCGGATTCCGCATCACGGTGTTGTCCTCAAGGCCAGAGAATATCCACGGCTTGCAGGGCCGCGTGCGTATCGATGAGGCCGCGCTCCATAAGGACGTGGCCAAGGTGCTCGAATCGGCCACGGCACTGCTGATCTGGGGCGGCCGGATCTGCATCTGGTCAACCCACCGTGGCAAGAAGAATCCGTTCAACCAGCTGGTGCAGGATGTGTATGCTGGGCGCTACGGAAAGAAGGCTGGTGCGATGCGTATCACCTTCGATGACGCCGTGGCCAACGGTCTCTACGAGCGCGTCTGCATGATGCGGGGCGTCGAGGCAACGCTAGACGGGAAGAAGGACTGGTACACCGGCATCCGCTCGGCCTACGGCCCGCGCAGGGCTGCAATGCGCGAGGAGCTGGACGTCATCCCGCGCGACGGCGATGGCTCGGCCATCCCCTCGGTGTGGATCGACCGCGCCATGCCCGAGGTGCGGCCGGTGCTGCGCCTGGTCTTCGATGATGACTTCCCCAGGCGCTCTGAGAAGGAACGTGAGATCTGGTGCTCGGTCTGGATCGCCACCACCCTGCTGCCGACACTGCGTGCCGCTGTGGCCGGCTTCACCGGCCGCTGGGCGATCGGCATGGACTTCGCGCGCCACCGCCACTTTTCCGTGATTACCCCGGCCAAGGTCGGCCAGGATCTGCGTCGCGACGTGCCGTTCCTGATCGAGATGGCCAATGCGCCCACCCGCCAGCAGGAGCAGATCCTGTGGGCGCTGCTGGACGCGCTGAAGGAAGGATTCCCTGGTCGCTGGTCATTCGCCGGCGATGCCACTGGTCCCGGCCAGACCTTGATGGAGTACACCGGCGACCGCTACGGCCGGGCTGAGCTCGATGCTGAGACGGGCCGCTACATCGGTGGCCCAATCCACGAGGTCACGCTGTCGCGCCCCTGGTACGGCGAATGGATGCCCAAGTACATCGCGCTGTTCGAGGACGGCTTCCTCAGCGTGCCCAGGGACGCGTCCCTGGAAGACGACCACCGCGCGGTGGAGTACGTCGACGGTATCCCGATGGTGCCGCGTCTGGAGCGAAAGGACCTGCAGGATCCGGAGCTGGTGCGCCACGGCGACGGCGCGATCGCCGGCGTGCTGATGCAGTTTGCCGCACTCAACCACGTCACCTCGGTCCCCATCGAGTTCCAGGCGGCCGGCGCGCGTGTCTACATCGGCGACGGCCGAGCCGACGGCGTGGCCACCGTCGTGACCGATGATGCCTTCGGCACGGTCAGCGGCGGCAATGATTTTGGAGGATTTGCATGACCACCGCCCGCCCAGAGATCGGCCGCGAGATTGCCACCACTGCCGATGGCATCGACATCACCCGTGGCTACACCGGGCCGCTGCTGCTGCCCTTTGACAGCGTCCTGCGCAACCGCGGCGGCTACGACCTGCAGATCTACGAACAGGTGCTGTCCGACCCGGAGGTGAAGACCACCTTCGGCTCTCGCCAGGACTCGGTGGTGGCCTGCGAATGGCAGGTGGAACCCGGCGGTGAGAAGCGCATCGACCGCCAGGCGGCAGAGTATCTGCAGGAGCAACTGCATGGCATCGGCTGGGACAACGTCACCCGCAAGATGCTCTTCGGCGTGTTCTACGGCTATGGCGTGGCGGAGATCCTGTACAAGGTCGACGGTACTCGCATCGGCCTGAAGGACATCAAGGTCCGTAACCGTCGGCGCTTCCGTTACGGCAAGGAAGGTGATCTGCGCCTGCTCACCCAGACCCAGATGACCGAGGGCGTGCCGGCGCACGCGCCATATTTCTGGAACTTCTGCTCCGGTGCCGACCACGACGATGAGCCGTACGGCCTCGGCTTGGCGCACTGGCTGTACTGGCCGGTGCTGTTCAAGCGCAACGGGCTCAAGTTCTGGCTGATCTTCCTTGAGAAGTTCGGCATGCCCACCGCGGTGGGCAAGTACGACACCAACGCAACCGATCCGGAGAAGGCCAAGCTGCTGCAGGCCACCCGCGCGATCCAGACCGACAGCGGCATTATCATGCCCAAGGGAATGGAGCTGGCGTTGCTGGAGGCCGGACGTAGTGGCACGGCCGACTACAAGGCCCTGCAGGACTACATGGATGCCACCATCCAGAAGGTGGTGCTGGGCCAGACCGCCAGTACCCAAGGCACGCCAGGCAAGTTGGGCAACGACCAGCTGCAGCGCGAGGTGCGCCGCGACATCATCACCTCCGATGCCGACCTGGTGTGCGAGTCCTTCAACAAGGGGCCAGCGCGCTGGCTCACCGAATGGAACTTCCCTGGCGCGGCCATTCCTCGGGTCTATCGCGTCACGGAAGAGCCGGAGGATCTGGACGCTACCGCCAGCCGTGACAAGAAGATCCTTGACCTGGGCTACAAGCCCAAGCAGGTCTACATGGATCAGACCTACGGCGACAACTACGAGCCTGTCCAGGCGCCGCAGGATCCGCCTGCGGTACCGACGGCGATCGATGGCGCCCAGTTCGCCGACGCCGGCGGTGCGGTGGTCAGCTTGCTGCGCAGGCACTATCCCGCCGCCTTTGCCGACGGCACCCCGAAGACGCCCGATCCCGCTGTCGAGCTGGGCCAACAGCTCGATCGCCGGCTGTCGCCCATTGGTGCTGGATGGGTCGAGCAGATCCGCCAGCTGGTCGATGAGGTCGACTCGCTGGAGCAATTGCGCGACCGGCTGTTTGAGCTGCACCCGAACATGACCCTGGACGACTACGCCTCGGTGATGGCCGATGCGATGACGGCCGCGACGCTGGCCGGTCGCACCGATGTCCAGGGCACGGGAGACTGATCAATGGCCGGGGTTGCCTACGCTCAACTGCCGTTCCGGGAGCAGATCGAGTTCTTCCGTCGCAAGGAGAGCGTGCTCACCGAGAGCTACCTGGACGTGTGGGGTGCGCAGAACGACACTAGCTTCATGGTGGCCGGTGCCAACCGTGATGCTCTGCTGGCGGACTTCCGGCAATCCATCGATCGGGTCATTGCTGAGGGGCGGACTCTTCAGCAGTTCCGGGAGGACTTCGACCGCATCGTGGCCACGCACGGCTGGGACTACAACGGTGGTCGGAACTGGCGCTCGCGGGTGATCTACGAGACCAACCTGCGCCAGAGCTACAACGCCGGACGCTGGGCCCAACTGCAGCAGCTGATCAAGGTGCGACCGTTCTGGCGCTACAACCACAACGACGCCGTCGAACATCCACGGCCCCTGCACGTATCCTGGAACGGTATGGTGTTGCGCCACGACGATCCGTGGTGGCGCTACCACTATCCAGCCAACGGCTGGGGCTGCCAGTGCTATGTCGATGCGCTCAACGAGCGCGACCTGCGCCGGTTGGGCAAGGATGGTCCCGACAAGGCTCCCGAGATCGTGATGCAGTCGGTGACCATCGGGCAGCGCAGTCCCGGTGGGCCGCGCACCGTATTGACGCCGGAAGGCGTCGATCCTGGGTTCGGCTACGCACCCGGTGCAACGGCCGATCACTGGCCCAGCGGGCGTGGTGGTCCGGTAACACCGCCGTCATTGACCGGGCAACTGACCTCCGCTCTGCAGAACGCCCTGGAGACGGGAACGCGGTTGCCGGCGGCGCCAGCGGCTGCC